GATCCTTCAGTTAAAGATCTACCTCATAGAATAGAGGTTACCTTAGCGTTTACTCCAGTAGAAGATTTCTTACCTTCACGACAAAGAATGTTATACAATGAAGAAGGAGAATTAAGAGCAGTAGGAAATGAAACATTTATAAGTTTAAGCAATGGAAGACAAAATAACTATGCTGGAGATAATGGGTATGGCTCTAAATATAGACAACCAATAAAAAATAGTAATGAATAGGTACTCAGTAAATAGAAGACTTAAAACTAAAAATAATAATCTTAGAAATAGGGGATTAACATATTCTAACCCTTCAAAATATCCACTAGCACCTTTAAGTGAAAGTGACATATATGCTGTGTCAGAATTTGGTGATAGATTAGAAAATCTAGCATTTCAATTTTATGGAGATGTAACGTTATATTGGATTATAGCTATTGCAAACCCAAATATCATTCCTTTTGATTCTTTATTTATTCCTATAGGTTCACAAATTAGAATACCACAAGATATTTCTCCTATAATTGATAGTTATAATGAATTAAATAGATAAAGTTATGAGTAATATTGAAGGAGGACCTTTTGAACCTTATGTAAAAAAACAAATAGAAACAAGACAAAAAGCATTAGGACAAGGAATAAATGAAGGTTTTAAAGGTAAAATACCAATTAGTGCTGATAATTTAAAATATTATACAACTAAAACTCCTTGGTTAAGATTAGCAAGTTCTGTTGATTTAACAGGAAACGAAGGTGATAATAGTGTTTTAAATAAATTAGCTAGTTTGGGTATTAGTAGAGATATAATAAAAAATACTAATTTAGCTAAAAAATTAATTCTTCAAGGTGGGGCACTTACTTTAGAAGAAACAGAAGATGATCAAGGAAAAATAATATCTTCAAAAGTAAAACTTAATAAAGGTTTAAATTATAGTAATGAAATATTTAATGGAGCTTATGGTTGGGGGGGCGTAAATGAAAGAGGATACGTACCTATGCCTGGAATTGAAAAATGTCAATCTACGTATTATAATGATGGTGTTCTTAGTAAAGCAACAATTAGCATAAAATGTTTTAGTAGAACACAATTTGCATTAATAGATGCATTATATTTAAGACCAGGATATTCCCTTTTATTAGAATTTGGTTGGTCTACATTTTTAAATAATGAAGGAAATTTAGAAGAATTTAATAGTTTTAAATCTGAACCTTTAAGTTTTTTATTAAAACCTGGTAGTTTTCCAGGGAGAAACAATCAATTTCAAATGTATCAACTTATAGCACAAGAAAGATTAAGATATTCTGGTAATTATGAAGCTATCTTTGGTGTAATAAGTAATTTTAAATGGAGTTTTGCTTCAGATGGTTCTTATAATTGTGAAGTTACTTTAACTGGAGTAGGTGATGTTATAAATTCACTAAAATTAAATGTAACTGATCCAAAAAAAGATGGTGATGGAAAAAATTCTATAGAACAAACAGAAGTTGAATTAGAAGATTTTACAATCCAATTTTTAGGAGAAACTATTGCTTTTTTTGTCAATGATGGTACTGAGGGCAGCGTTGATAAAATGCCTAAGTATTTTAAGAAACAAATGAATAGAATCTTAAGAAATTATGATACTAATGTTGATACAAATTCCCCAATTAAGGAAATTCGTGCCTTTTTAGAAGAACAAAGAGTATTATTTAATGAAAGAAATCAAGCAATTATTACTCATAATAATTCTAGTAATCCTGTATTAACAAATAAAGATGATACTAAACTAAATAAGATTTTTTATAATATTGCCCAACAATTTTCTGAAGAATCTGATTTCTCTGCAGGAATGTTTAAAAATTTTCAGGGAATAAAAGATGGTTGCTTTCTTTTAGATAATACTTATGTTGGAGAAATGAAATTAGATGGAGGAGGAGCAAAAAAATCAAAAAGTGTATATCTAAAATTTGCTGCTTTACTAAAAATCCTCGAAAATAATGCTAACTTATTTTCTATAATAGGTGGAAGATCTACACCAATGTTAAAATTTGATTTTAATTATGCTAATTTAAAGAATGATGATAATTTTATGTTAATCATTCCCCCTAATATTTCTACTCAGCCCCAAAAGTGTTTAACACCTAATAATGTAATGGGATTTAAAGATGTAGTAGAATATGATTATGAATTACCTATAGATTCTGAATTAAATACAACTTTAATGGAGGGTCAAAATTTTCTTGTAGAAAATAATCCTTTTGTAGGGAGATTAGGTAATATGTTAATAAATTTAAGATTTGCTTCATCAGCAATTTCAGAACTACCTAAAAATAATGATGGATCTATATCTGTTATAGAGTATTTAAAAAAGATATTAGCAGGAATAAATTCATCTATGGGTAGTATTAATGATTTTACACCTGTTATTGATCAATATGATGGTACAATAAAAATATATGATAAATCTCCAAAACCAGGATTAGTAGAAAACAAACCAGATGAATTTTCAACAATTAATATTTTTGGAGTAAAAAATAACCAAGGTTCTTTTGTTACTAGTGTTGGGTTAAATGCTGAAATAGGAGAAGATTTTGCAGCTATAATTACTATTGGGGCTCAATCATCTGGAAATAATCTTATGGGTAATTCTACTTCATTTTCAAATTATAATGAAGGATTAATTGATAGAATTTTACCCCAAAAACTAGATAGCACACAGCTTGCAAAACCAGAAGTTTCTAGATCTGCATCCCCTGTTGAACAAATATATGACATAAAAACAAAAAAATTATATTATCAAAAAGATAATAATAAAATATCACCTATAGCAAGTATGTACCTTAGAGAAGGAATACCATATAGTGCGGGTAGTGGTGGAGAAAGTTTTTATAATTTTACAACAGAAGTTTCAAATGATCTTACAGAAAATTATACTACTTATCTTCATTTAGTAAGAGGAGAATTAGCTAAAAATAATGTTACTCCCGCACCATTTTTCTTACCTTTTAATTTAACCTTAGAAATGGAGGGACTATCAGGAATGAAATTATATGAAAAATTTAAAATGACAGATGATATTCTTCCTCCATCTTATGATGGGGATAATATTGAAATTAAGGTAACTGGTATCAATCATACTGTTGATGTTAAAACATGGTCAACTCAAATAAACACATTATCTGTACCTAGTTTTAAACCAGTTACATTAAGTGGATCTTTACTATCAGATCCACCTAAAAAGAAAGATGAACCAGATAAACCATCAGCTACTACTGATGAACCACAAAATGAATTTGAAGTATATGTTGATGCTACTCCATGGAGTGCTGTATTTATTAGTTATGTTGTAGGAATTAAAGCAGCTACAGTTTTTCCTAATTCAGCAGCACACGCAGATTATGCACAACAAGTAAGAAAAGGTACAGAAACGTTTCAAAATAATCCTGGAGGGTTTCCACCATATGATTGGGTTGCAATAGACCCAAATACTAGTCCAGTAGAAGTAGGTGATATAGTAATAACAAATAGGTCTACAAATATAGGTACAAAAGAAGAACCTAATTTTGTAAAAAATACTTTAACTTATCAATCACCAGTATGGACAGGACCTACCCATGGAGATATAGTAACTAAAGTTATTAATGCCTCTTCGGGGGCACGTTTGATGTTTAAAGCAGAAATAATTGGAGGGAATGTAAAAGACTCAGTTACTAAAAAAACAATATTATTAAAAGGTGCTGGTTATCTTAAACGTAATAAGTATTTTACTATATTAAGAATTAATAAAGGGCAAAAAAATCCAAATGGTACATATACAAAAGCTACTGATGTTGCCTATATTGCTAAACAAGAACATTCTAATTTTGGGGGAAGAGATGAATTAGATTTTTCAGTTAGAGACATATTATATAATTATTATCTTTCAGCTCCAGAAACAAAAAATGCAGTACCAAAACCTTAATAAATAATAAATATGGTATATATTCCTAAATCACAGGTAAAAGAAAATCAATTCACTCCAGGAGTAGAATGGTTTTATGTTAAGGATGATACTTCTTATGCAGGATTTTATTACACATTATCTAATGGAAAAGCATATACAGGTAAAAATCCAAATAACCCACCTAATGAAGAAATTTATCAAAAAGATCTTATTGAAGCCCCAGATATTGAAGGAGTAGAACCTGATACAGTAGAATACAACCAATTTTGGGGTGCGGGGCAAGATCTTAAAATTTATGGAAAATTAAAAAAAACTGATTATAACTTAGTAAAAACAATACCTCCAACAATACATACATTTCCAACTTCTGAGGATTATGAAAATTATTACTATACAAGATATTTTGTAGTTAAAATAAATCAAGATATTTTTAAAGAAACTTCTTTAGAAGTATATAATGAAATAAAATCTAAAAATCCAATTTGGACTTGGGAACATTATCTTCCTTTTACACTTACGTGGACTATAAAAGGTGATATTGAACAAGTTTTTAAAGCTAATAATGGAATGATTTTTTTAAAAGAAAAAGAAATAAAAAGAAAAGGATTAAATAAATATTTAAAAGAAAATTATTTAGAATATTATTTATATCCTGAAGCTTCAAATTTATATACTGAAGGGGGATTATTACTAACTATGAATGGAGATGATTATGAGGGTTTTTATCATGTTCATAAATCACAAGGACCTATGGTAGGTCCCTTCCATACTGAAACAGGACACATGAGGTTATTTTATAAAAAGTTTTATAAAGGAGAAATAGTTGATTCACTTAATCAAACAAATGTAATTGAAACAGGAGAAACACAAGATTTAGAATATAGATCTACTCGTTCTTCAACTGGAGGTGGATATTAAATAAAGGTTTCATATATTGTAAACAAAAAGTTATGTTTTGGTTAGTTGAAAGTAAAGTTCAATTTGAACAGTTTTCAAATTCTAATTGGAAAAAGGTTTTTATAGAATTAATTCCAAATAGTTATTTAATCCATCCCTCACAAAATAATATTTGTGCTTTATATATTAGACCGTTAGTATCAACTAAAGGTTTTATTGTGCCACTCCACCATAGTGAAACCTTAAATGTAAATATAACGGATGTAAACACAATGTTACATAAATTTGATAGCATATATGTACGAGATAAAAAAGAATTTTTACATTATTTACCATTAAAAGGTCTCTTTGACATTAACCAACAAAATCCTCCATATATACCAGAACTACTACAAACCCACAACATATTTAATAAAAAATATCCTAATAAAAAAGACATAAATAAAATAATACCCATAGTTAAACATTATGAATATTGTGAAGAAATATATAGTAACCTTAAAGATAAAATAAATGAACCAATTAATGAATTCTACAATAATAAAGTTTCAATGGTATTCAACTCCATTGAAAGAAGTGGTATACGAGTTAACAAAGAAAAGTTTGAAACGCACTTTCACCCAATCGATGGAGAATACATCTACACGCAATACAACTTTAAAACACTTACAGGAAGACCAAGTAATAAATTTAAAGGAGTAAATTATGCCGCACTTAATAAAGAAAACAATAGTAGAGAAAGTTTTATACCCCGCAATGACACTTTTATTGAGTTTGACATTGGTGCTTATCACCCTACTTTGTTGGCTAAGTTGGTGGATTTTGATTTTGGTAATGAGGATATTCATTCTTCCTTTGCGAAAATGTATGGGGTGGAGTATAAAAAAGCTAAAGAATTAACATTTAAGCAACTATATGGGGGAGTATTTGATCAATATAAGCACTTAGAATTTTTTAAAAAAGTTCAAGTATATACTGATAAATTATGGAAAGAGTTTAACGAAAAAGGGTGGGTTGAATGTCCTATTTCAAAACATCGATTTGAAAAGAAAAAATTAAATGAAATGAAACCTCAAAAATTATTAAATTATTTACTACAAAATTTGGAAACCGCAATGAATGTTCATATATTGTGGGAAATAATTAAGTTATTAAAAAATAAAAAAACTAAATTAGTTTTATACACTTATGATTCGTTTTTATTTGATGTTAGTAAAGAAGAAGAAAAGGTTTTAGGTGAAATAAAAAATTTATTTAGCAAACATAAATTACAAATAAAAACGTGCTATGGAGACAACTACAATTTTAAATAAAACTTCTAATATGTATACAATGGATGATTTTTCAGACATTACTAACCAAAATTTAGGAGATTTGAACAATAAGTTATTTTGTACTTTTACTACTTTAGAAAATTTAGATAATCTTCTAAGTACCATTACAGATAAATATAATATTATGTATAATAAAATATTTGTTTTGTATATTAAGTCAAATGAAGAGTATGTATGTACTTATAATATTGATCAAGGTAATATATCGGACTTACCTGAAAATACAATCTTAGTACATAGAAAAAAAGAAACAAATACACTTTATACCATTAATGCTTTAAATGAATTAATTAAAAAATTAAATGGAGGTGTAGTTGATACTAAATTCCCTATTACTTGGGAGCATTACAAAAATTCAGTACTTTTAACTCAACATGATGAGTTAAAGCAATTGAAAACAAAAATTCATAAGATAATTGAACTATAGTTTGGTTATTTTAGGAATAGTTTGTATATTAATCACAGTTATTAAAAAATAAAAAAGTTATTATGGATTTAAACCAAATCAAACAGAAGTTAGAGTCACTTCAAACCCAAACAAACTCAAATAAAGGAGGTGGTAAATCATTATTTTGGAAACCATCTATAGGTAAACAACAAATCAGAATTGTTCCTAATAAATATAATAAATCATTCCCATTTACAGAAATGATGTTTTACTATGGCATAGGCCAAAGAGTAATGGCATCTCCAATGAATTGGGGTGAAAAAGACCCAATCCAAGAATTTGCAAAACAATTACGTGAAAGTGGGGATAAAGATAATTGGTATTTAGCTAAAAAATTAGACGCTAAAACTCGTATTTTTGCTCCTGTAGTTGTAAGAGGTGAAGAAACTGAAGGTGTAAAATTATGGCAATTTGGTAAAGAAGTTTACCAAGCGTTTTTAAATTTAGCAGCTGACGCAGAAGTTGGTGATTACACTGAACCATCAGCAGGTAGAGATATTAAATTAACTACAGTAGGACCTGAAGTAACAGGAACACCTTATAATAAAACAACAATTTCTCCATCAATGAGCACATCTCCAATTAGTACAGACCCCTCTTTAGTTTCTAAGGTATTAGATGACCAACCAGATCCTAAAAATGTATTTAAAAGGCTTACTTTTGATGAAGTAAAAGCTAATTTACAATCATTTTTACAACCAGAAGGGGAAGAAGGTGCAATTAGTTCAGAACCTGCAGTAGCTTTTGATGGTGATAAGTCTAATAATTATTCACTTGAAGGTAAAGATACTACATCAAAAGCAGATAAATTTGATTCATTATTTGATTCTAAAGATGAAAAATCTGACGATTTACCTTTTTAAATATGACGAAAAGAAAATCACTTACGGAGGCTGCCTCCAAAGAACTTAGATCTAAATTTGATTTAAATGCCTTTAAAGACAAAAAAGGTTTAAAACAGAATGTTAAATTTAAGGATCAAGAATGGATTCCATTATCATCAGCATTTCAAGATGTTACTTCTATTCCAGGTATTCCTATGGGTCACATTGTATTACTTAGAGGACACTCAGATACAGGCAAAACTACAGCACTTTTAGAAGCTGCTGTTGCAGCTCAAAAACGAGGTATAATGCCTGTATTTATTATTACAGAGATGAAATGGTCTTGGGATCATGCTAAAATGATGGGTATGGAAGTTAATGAAGTTGTTGATAAAAAAACAGGTGAAATTACTAATTATGATGGCAATTTTATTTATGTAGATAGAGAAACTATTAATTCCATTGAAGATGTAGCTGGATTTATTTTAGATTTAATGGATGAGCAAAAGAAAGGTAATTTACCTTTTGATTTATTATTTTTATGGGATTCAATTGGTTCAGTACCTTGTGAAATGTCAATTAAATCAAATAAGAATAACAATGAATGGAATGCAGGTGCTATGTCAACTCAATTTGGTAATAGTGTAAATCAACGTATTACATTGTCACGTAAGGAATCATCTCCATATACTAATACACTTGTATGTATTAATAAAGTTTGGACGTTAAAAGCAGAATCTCCAATGGGTCAACCTAAATTAATGAATAAAGGAGGATATGCAATGTGGTTTGATTCTACATTTGTAGTTACATTTGGTAATGTAATGTCAGCTGGTACTTCTAAAATTAAAGCTATTAAAGATGGTAAACAAGTTGAATTTGCTAAACGAGTAAATATTCAAATTGATAAAAATCATATTAATGGTGTTACTACTAGAGGTAAAATTGTAATGACTCCTCATGGGTTTATTAATGATAATGATAGAGAATTAAAAGGTTATAAAGACGCAAGAAAAGATGATTGGGCTGCTATATTAGGTGGAGGTGATTTTAGAGTAGTTGAAGAAGATCAAGCATACACTGATATAACATCTTTTGGAGAAGAACCACAATAAATTTTGATACCCGGAATATCTTTCGTATATTCCGGGCATAAAAACAATACATGAAACAGAAAGAATTATTTAAGCTTCTGGACAAAATCCAGGAGCAAGGCCCACAAACTGAGACTCACGAGAGAATATTATTTATAGATGGTTTAAATCTATTCTTTAGAAATTTTGCTGTATTAAATATGGTAAACCCCCTAGGAATTCATATTGGGGGATTGGGTGGATTTTTTCGTTCTTTAGGAGCTATGATCCGTCAAATCAATCCTACACAAGTTTATGTAGTATTTGATGGGGCGGGATCAGCTAATAACAGAAAAAATATAATGCCTGAATACAAATCAGGTAGAGATTTGCAACGTATTACTAACTGGGATGCCTTTGATGATAAGGATGATGAAGATGATGCAAAGGTAGATCAAATGGTTAGAATAATACAATATTTAAAAACATTACCTGTTAAAACTGTAAGTATTGATAAAGTTGAAGCTGATGATATTATAGCATATTTAAGTAAATCTGTTATTAACCACCCTAAAGATAAATCTTTTATTATATCATCAGATAAAGATTTTTTACAATTAGTTAGTGAAAATGTTATTGTGTATCGTCCTATGGAAAAAGAATATTACACACCTAAAACAGTAATAGATAAATATAAGATGTCTCCTCATAATTTTATTTTACATAAAACATTATTGGGTGATAATTCTGATAAAATTAAAGGTGTTAAAGGATTAGGTGAAAAAGGATTATTAAAAAAATTCCCTGAATTAATAGAAAAAGACATGAATTGGGATGATATATTAGATATTTGTGAAAATAAAATATCGGATCATGCTGTATATGCAAGAATAATTCACGGACAAAGTGATTTAGAAAAAAATTACAAAATAATGGATTTAAGTAATCCTATGTTAAGTAAGGAAGATAAGGAATGGTTAGATGAGGTTGTAAAATCAAATGATCTTTCGTATTATCCCGATCAATTCGTAGCAATGTATAATGAAGATCAAATAGGTGGTTTAATTAGAAATGTTGAGTTTTGGGTTAAAGATTGTTTTGAAAATTTAGTTGTAAAAAAATAGTTATATGACATTAACAAATTTAAATTCATATGGAACTAGCTTCCAGATTAAAGTAATATCTTCTTTATTAACACATAAAGAATTTTTAGTAAACATTAATGATATGCTAGTTGAAGATTACTTTGATAATCAAGCTCATAAATGGATTATTAAAGAAATATTAAAGTATTATGATAAATATCATACTACACCTTCAATGGAAATATTAGCTGTAGAGCTACAAAAATGCGGTAATGAAGTTTTACAAATATCTATAAAAGAACAACTTAAAGAGGCGTATAATACTTCTAATGATGATTTAAAATATGTACAAGAAGAATTTTCTTCATTTTGTAAAAATCAACAATTAAAAGGAGCATTATTACAAAGTGTTGATTTATTAAAAGGAGGTGATTATGAATCCATAAGACATTTAATTAATAATGCTATTAAGGCAGGACAAGATAAAAATATAGGACATGAATATACTAAAGATGTTGAATCAAGATATAGAGAAGATAGTAGAGTTACAATTAAAACCCCTTGGGATAAAATTAATCAATTACTTCAAGGAGGCCTCGGAAATGGAGATTTTGGTCTTATATTTGGTAATCCAGGAGGTGGTAAATCTTGGTCGTTAGTTGCTTTAGGAGGACATGCTGTTAAAAAAGGATATAATGTTATACATTATACTTTAGAGTTAGGTGAACAATATGTAGGAAGAAGATATGATGCTTATTTTTCTAAAATTAGTGTAGATAAAATCCAAAAACATCAAAGTAAAATAGAATTAATGATGGCTGATTTAAAAGGTAATTTAATTATTAAGGAATTTCCAACAGGAAAGGCAACAATGTCCACTATAGAATCACACATCCAAAAAGTAAAAGATACAGGAATTGAACCTGATTTAATTATTATTGATTATGTAGATCTTCTTTCATCTAAAAGAAAAACAGTTGATAGAAAAGGAGAAATTGATGATATTTATACTAGTACAAAAGGATTAGCTCGGGAACTAGATATACCCGTTTGGAGTGTTTCTCAGGTAAATAGAGCTGGTGCTAAAGATAATATTGTAGAGGGAGATAAAGCAGCTGGTTCATATGATAAGATTATGATAACAGATGTCTGTATTTCTCTTTCTAGACAACGTAAAGATAAAGTAGAAGGAACTGGAAGATTTCATATTATGAAAAATAGATATGGTATGGATGGTTTAACATTTGGAGTAAAAGCTGATACATCTACAGGTCATTTTGAAGTGTCTAATGAACTTTACCAAGAAGGTGAAGATAATTTTGATAGTACACCAGCACCACAAACAAATAGTTTTAGTGGTATTGATAAGTATGATAGAACAGAAATAAGAAATAAATATTTCGAATTAGAAGAGTTAAAACAAAATAATAAATAAAACAATGAAAAAAGACATCACAAAAGAAAGAGTAGTTTATAAACCATTTGAATATCCAGAAGCATTTGATTATTGGTTAAAACAACAACAGGCCCACTGGATTCATACAGAAGTTCCTATGATGTCTGATATTAATGATTGGAAACAAAATTTAAATGATACTGAAAAAAATATAATAGGTTCTATTTTAAAAGGTTTTGCTCAAACTGAAACTGTAGTAAATGATTATTGGACTGGTTTAGTTACAAAATGGTTTAGAAAACCAGAAATTATTGCTATGGCAACTGTTTTTGGTGCTATGGAAACAGTTCATGCTGAAGCTTATAGTTTACTAAATGAAGAATTAGGTTTAGATGATTTTAGTGAATTTTTGGAAGATGAAGCTACAATGGCTAAAATAGAGGCATTAACTGAAAATGCTGCTAGTTTTGGGGATAAAGTAGATTGGCATGAAAGAGCAAAATCATTAGCCATATTTTCAGCTTTTACTGAAGGTGTAAATTTATTTAGTTCTTTTGCTGTTTTATTATCCTTTAAATTAAGAAATAAACTAAAAGGAGTAGGACAAATAGTTGAATGGTCAATTAGAGATGAATCTATGCATTCAGATGCTGGGTGTTGGTTATTTAGAACTTTACTAGAAGAAAAACCAGAATTAAAAACACCAGAATTAGAAACAGCTATTAATGAAGCTGCTTTACTTTCATTAAAATTAGAAGTAGACTTTATTGAAAAAGTATATGAACAAGGTGATCTAGAAGGATGTAGTAAGGAAGATCTAATATCTTTTATTAAACATAGAGTAAATACTAAAATGGGGGATTTAGGTTATAGACCTATAGTTAATGGTATTGATCCCACAGCTATTGAAAGAATGAAATGGTTTGATCATTTATCGGCAGGAAAACAACACACTGATTTTTTCGCAAATAGAGTAACAAATTATAGTAAGGGAACACAGGACTGGGATGCAGGAGCAATATTTTAAAAAATAAATAATGGATAATAATTTAATAGCAGATTACACAAGTTGGGAAAAAGGAAAAGATTATCCTGAATGGATGAATGAAGTAGCATTATCTACTATATCTAAAGGATATTTAATCCCAGGAGAAACTCCTAAAAAAGCATATAGAAGAGTAGCAAATGCTGTAGCAGATCGTCTTAAAAGACCAGATTTAGCAGCTAAATTTTTTAAATATATTTGGAATGGTTGGATTGGTTTAGCTTCACCTGTAATTTCAAACACTGGAACAGATAGAGGATTACCAATCTCATGCTTTGGAATTGACACCCCAGATTCAATTAGAGGAATTGGGTTAACAAATGCAGAATTAATGAAATTAACTTCATCAGGAGGTGGAGTTGGTATTAGTGTTGATAGAATTAGAGGAAGGGGAGAAGAAATAAGAGGAAATGGTAAAAGTGAAGGTGTAGTTCCTTGGTGTAAAATATATGATTCAACAATTATAGCTACTAATCAAGGTAATGTAAGAAGAGGAGCAGCTTCTGTTAATTGTAATATAAACCATCCAGATATTGAAGAATTTTTACAAATTAGAAGACCAAAAGGTGACCCTAATAGACAATGTTTAAATTTACACCAATGTGTAGTTGTTGATGATGCGTTTATGCGTAAATTAAATGATCGTGACGCAGATTCTATGTCCTTATGGTTAGAAATACTTAAATCACGTGTAGAAACGGGTGAACCATATATAATGTTTGAGGATAATGTTAATAAAAATAATCCTTTAGCTTATATGATGAATAATCTTAATGTTTCTATGACTAATATATGTTCTGAAATTACATTACATACAGATGAAGAACATTCATTTATTTGTTGTTTATCTTCTTTAAACTTAGCAAAATACGATGAATGGAAAGACACAGATGTAGTTGAAACCGCAACATATTTTTTAGATGGAGTAATGGAGGAATTTGTTGAAAAAACAAACGGTAAAGAAGCAATGAAACGTACTCATAAACATGCTAAAAAGGGTAGAGCATTAGGTTTAGGAATAATGGGTTGGCACACTTTTTTACAAAAGAAAGATTTACCTTTTAACTCAATTGCTTCGACTGCTTGGACTCATACAATAATGTCTAAAATAAGAAATGAAGCCGAAGCAGCAAGTAGACAATTAGCTGTTGAATATGGAGAACCTTTATGGTGTAAAGGAACTGGTATGAGAAATACTCATGTTTTAGCTATAGCACCAACAGTATCAAATTCTAGAATAGCAGGATGTTCAGCTGGAATTGAACCACAACCTGCAAATGTTTATACCTTTAATGGAGCTAAAGGAACATTTATAGTAAAAAATCCAGAATTAGAAAAAGTGCTTATAGAAAAAGGTAAAAATACAAATAAAGTTTGGGATCAAATTTTAGCTGATGATGGTTCTGTTATAAATATTCCTTCAGATATATTATCTGAAGAAGATAAAGATGTATTTTTAACATTTGCAGAAATAAACCAATTAGAATTAGTTAGACAAGCAGCAATACGTCAAAAGTATATAGATCAAACTCAATCATTAAATCTTTGTTTTCCCCCTACTGATTCTCCCAAATGGATTAACCAAGTTCATATGGAAGCATGGAAATTAGGTATAAAAACATTATATTATTTAAGAACTGACTCAGTAATTAAAGGAGATTTAGGGTCTCGCACAGCTGAGTGTGTATCTTGTGACGGGTAGCATATTACCATATATTTATACCAAAATGTTTATATGGAAAAGTTAAAAACATTATGGAATTCTTTCATAAATGAAATAAAAAGCAGAAAAGCTGAAATTTTAGCTGAACTTAAGGACGTAAAGAAAGCCCTTAAAAATGTTGCATCTCAATCTAAAGATGTTATTGATGCTACTAAAGGTAAAAAAAGAAGAGGAAGACCTAAAAGTAAATAATATGAAAAAGATATTAGTATTTACAATAGCATTCATAATAAGTTTTGCAATGACTGCTCAAGACTTAAAGAAAATATTTAAATTTGCTACATTTTATACAGCAGCAAATGGAGGAACATCTATTTCTGATGTAGATGTATATTCTGTTACTAATGGTTTACAAACAACTACAATTGAAACTCCATTTGATTATTCTTTAACTGCAGGTATTAGAAAGATAGCTAGATTTGGTTATGAAAATCGTGCAAATACATTTTATGATGGAACTGAAAAATCTTTTTCAGATGCTACTACAATAGGTAAAGTAAAAGGATTTGAATTTTTATTTGAAGTTGATTATAAAAGACAACAAGGTGAAAATTATTTAGACCAACATCATTTTTTAAGATATATTGATGATAAATGGATAGCTAAAGTTGAATATTTAGCTGATGGTTTTGCGGACATTAAGTATTTTGAATCATCACAACGTTATAGATATAAACATAACCCAAAATTATCATTTAATATAGGTGCAGTACAACGTTTATCTGAACCTTAT